AGATCAACATTGAGTTCGTTGGCAGCGGGAAGCTCACCGAGCCTTCCGCGATCACTGTCCCCGCCATAACGCTCGAAAAGCTCCTGCCCTCCGCGTCGCTGACTCTCACGATCAACGGCGTGGACTACGTGACGAACAAGAACATCGTCTCGCTCGAAACGTCCTGGAAGAACAACATCCGCATGGATGCGGGCTTCTATCCTGGCTCCGGTTTCCAGACGACGGGCGACGCGACCACCGGCGCGCTTCGCGGCAGGCTGGAGTTCGGCAATCGAGCGGGGGCTCTCAAGTTCGTGGCCCGCTTCGACCACAACTCCACGGAATTGACGCTGCTCAAGGCCCAGACCACCGGCACCGCGGTGATCCACCTCCAGTTCGATACCAACAATTCGCTCGATATCACTTGGCAGAAGGTGGCGTTCGCGACTGCCGAAGTGGGTGAGACGGACCAGATCGTCACGGTCGCGGTGGAATGCACCCCGATCTATGACGCGACCAACGGCATCATCACAGCGGTCGCAAAGTGCAACGTGGACGCCATCTGCCAGTAGAGAGGATCAAATCAATGGAAACTCCAGTATTTGACGCAAGCAGACCGATTGCGATCAACCTGCGGACTCCGGGCGGTGTGAAGACTGTTCGAGTCCGCTTTCCGTCCGACGACGAATGGATCGGACGCCAGCGCCGCCGCAAGGTCCTGGTCAAGCAGTTGGGGCGCGGGATCTCCGAGACCACCGTCGCCAATGGTGAGGACGTGGACGCCGTCCTGGTGGCCAAACTCCGCGAGGGCGAAGCCCCGGAGCTCGATGCGTTCGAGGCGATGAAGGTCGTCGAGCAGTTGAGCCTGGCAGAGGTGGATGACGTGGTTCCGGACGGCGACACGTTCAGGGTCACCCTCCGCGTGCTGGGCGCCACCACCGTCCACCTGCTGAAGATGCCTTCGGCCAAGGACGTGTTCGAGTACCGGCGCGGCTTCGCGCGGCTGCTCGACTTGCCGTTTGGCCGGCAGGAGGTCACGATCAACATCGGGTCCGCAGCGGCGCTCTACAAGAAGCTCGTTACCACCACAGAGGGGTATGCGGGCGAAGTGCCCATCATCCACCAGGCGGTCGCGGTGAAGGCGGCTATCGATGCGATGGATACCGCGTTCGCGGAGGACCGCGAGGCAAGTTTTTAGCGGGGGACTGGCCGGATGATCCGTCGTTCCGGTTCCTGGTGCATTGGGCGCTGCGCCGGGAGGAATTGTGCGATCCCGGCTTGTGCCCCGATGCGCCGGAGGAGGACGGCCAGCGCTGCGACCACTGCCCGCTGGACCGGCTGGACGCCGCCCAGACCACGGAGAGAGGGCTGGTGCTCCGGCGCGCCCTCGACCTGATGGGCGCCCTGAAATTGGGCGTTCACATTGGCCTTGACGAGATTCGCGGGGATGAGTTCTGCGCAATGCTGATCATCGCCGAGGAGCGGGACCTGCTGGAGCGAGAAAAGGCGCCTACATGGAGGGGAGGCGGTCCTACATGAAACTCTGGATTACCAATACCCAACGCGACCAGGCAGGGGCTATTCCGAGGATCAGATCGAACCTTCGGACCGAGACTCGAAAAAGAAGAATGCTCACAGATAGTGTTTCGCAGCCACATCAAAGACCGTCTTGATAGCTGGAAACAGACCCTGCCAGAGCTTGGCTTTCACGTCATCGCTCAGAACCGAGTCTTTCGGAACAGACTGGAGGAATTCGCAGAAAAGCCGAGAAAAGGGACGCCACCTCCCCGACTCATCCTCGACCAAAAGACCTCGATTCTTAAGGTTCGCGATGGCCGGATGGGGGGAGATGCCTCGTGAGGATGAGCTGTTTAGGAGTAACTGCGTCTGTCGACTGTCCAATCGCTCAATCCAGCCCGTGAAATGACTCTGGATGATATTCAAAAACTCAAAATCCGTCGCGAGTTCCTGCAATAGCTGCCTGCGTTCAGCCGTTGTGCAGTCTCGGAAACCGCGTCGAAAGACTTCGCGGCCTAACCACTGGAGCAGAAACGGGAAGCAGCCCATGACCTCGATGACGAACGAACACTCCCCGCCCGAGAATCGTTTGCCGCTTCGCTCTGACAAGGTGAACAGCATCTCCGTGGCCTCCGCCTCCTCGAACAACCCAACGTATCGGACTTGGAAAACATTCCACCACACTGGTTCGTCTGGATGAGACTCGTGTTGAGACGGATCGATACGGCTTGTCGCGATGATGATCTTATGCCCGGTTGATGCCACGGATCGAATGAAGCGTGCAGACTCTTTATCTGCGACTATGCCGTCAACCTCATCAATGAGAATCGTGAGCCGATCCTTTAAAGATTCAAGGAGCCGCAGCACAGAATACAGCCCTTTCTGGCCGGCTTTCGCGGCTCGACTCAACTGGCCGCCCGCAGACTCAAGTGCAAGGCCGAGGTGTGCGGCAAATCGATCTGGGGACCCGCTCACGTATCCATCGAAATACACAGTGGATGTGCTCGCCGTCGCAAGGTAGCCCAACTGACGGAGAATGGAACTCTTTCCTATGCGGCTCTCTCCGATGAGGAGTGTACTTTCGCGGCTCGCAACCATCGAGGCGCGTAGCGAGTCCATGAGCGCCGAACGACCGAAGAAGTCATCACCGCAGACGGGTGGGCCACACGTGAACGCGTCTTGCATAACTCTCTGGTTTACCACGCGGAAGTGTCGCGTGTCGCTCGGTTGCGCATCGCAGCCGATCCGGCGGCAACTCGCTGGATGATGGATTCACACCGCGCGGAGAAGCACGCTGACCGCCCAGTCTCTTTGAACTTCTCAGATCCAAGCTCTGAGCATGGCCGATAACAACAAGCTCGAACTCGTCGTCGAGGTGGACGTCAACAAGGCGAACGCTTCGATCAAGAGCGTCAATACCGGCCTGTCCAGCATGGAGCAGGCGGCATCGAAGGCTGCGCGGGGCGCTTCTGCCGGGATCGACGGGCTCGCCGTCAGCATGGTGAAGGGCGCGACGGCGGGCAACCTCCTCGCCGACGCTATCAAGAAAGGCATCGAGTGGGCTAAGGACTGGACGCTCGGCGCCGTTCAGATGGCGGCGCACGAGGCGCGCCTCGAAGCCTCCATGAAGGCGCTGGCCAAGGCGCACGGGGTCTCCGAGAGTGCTGCGACGGCGCAAGCGGAAGCCGTGCGCAAGATCGGCTTCTACGGGGAGGAAGCCTCCCACACTATCAGTCGTCTGATCATCTCTGACATGGATCTGGCGAAGGGTGTTGGTCTGGCGAAGATGGCCAAGGACGCCGCCGCCATCGAGAATATCTCGCCGGGCGAGGCTATGGAGAAGCTGCTCCTGGCAATCGAGTCCGGCACCTCGCGCGGGCTCCGGAGCATGGGGATCTTCGTCGATCTGAATAAGGATGTGGACCGGCAGGAGAAGCTCACCGGCAAGACGCTCGACGAAAACGAGGTCAGGCAACTCCGGTACAACGCGGTCATGCGCGAGGGGGCGAAGATTCAAGGCGCGGCTGCCGCTGCGGCCGGAACCGCAGAGGGGCAGAGCAAGATTCTCGCCCGGGAAGTGATCGAACTGAAGGAGGCGATTGGAGCGGAGTTCCAGGGGTATCTGAGGTCGTGGGTCGGCCATCTGCGCGATCTCGTGGGCTTCCTGAAAGACAACTCCGACTGGCTTGTGAAGTTCGGGGAAGCGGCGATCTTCGTAGCCGGCGCGATTGTGACGTACGGCATCATCACGAAGATCGCGGGCATTGCCAGTGCCGTCGAGGGGCTGGCGGTCGCGCTCACCGCGAATCCCATTGCGCTGCTACTGACCGGTGTCGTGGCGGGCGGCGCGATCATCTGGAAGACCTGGCAGGATACCAAGGCGGGCTTGGACCAGCAGTACGAGGACATGCGCCGCAAGGGACTCCAGCAGGATCTTCTCAAGGGCAAGCTCAAGCCCGACGACGTAAAGAAGATGGGCTACACGGACGACCAGGTCCGCGAGATCATCTCCGGGAAGAAGTTGCTGGCGGGCGAGTCGTGGGGCGACTTCAGCGGCGTGGGCCTTCCGAAAATCAAGATCCTGGGCAAGGGCGAACTCTCGGACGACGAGGTTAACCGGATCGCGACGGAGCGAAAGAAGCGAGGCGAAGCCGAGAAGTCGGCCCAGGAACTCTACATGCGCGCCGTCGAGGAGCGCAAGAGCGCGGAGCATGACCAGGCGCGTGCCCGCATCGAGGACTCCATGAAGATCATCGAGTCCACGCACTCCGAAACCCAAGCCGCGAGGGAATCGCTGAACGTCGTGCTGCGCTCGATGGAGGAGCGTGCGGCGGGCATCGCGAAGATTCAAGAGGAAGAGAATCGCGAGATCGCGCAGCGGTCCACGTACACCGACGAAAAGAGCGGCGCCGTTCTGCACTTCAAGCTCAACGCCTCCACTCTCGAAACAATCCACAAGGCAACCGCGGAAAGGCTCGCGGCGTTCGACATGAAGTTTAACGAGGAGGAGTCGCGCCGGATCGAAGCGATGTGGAAGGCGATGGCCGCGCGGCAGCAGAAGCTGGTCGAGCAATTCGTGCTCGAACCGCTGAAGCAGAGCCTCTACGTATGGGAGCAGGAGTCCCAATGGCAGGACACTATCGACGACCAGGGTCGTTCGGCGGCTATTGCGGCGGTGGATCAACGGAAGAATCTGCAACTGGCCCAACTGGAGTCGGTGGACGCGCGCACTCTCCAGGACAAGGTCGCGCTGGAGAACGCCAAGACCGCCATCGAAGTCCAGGCCATGAAGGACCGGACCAGGATCGAGCTGGAGGAGCTCGACGCCCGCACGGAACGCCAGGTGGACGAGGCGAAGAAGGCGGCGATGGCGCAGGGCATTTTCTACGAACCGTATCTCGACCAGATCGGTAACAAGATCCGTGAACTGGGCCAGCACGAGAAGGACGCGCTCCAGAAGGCCACCAGCACGGAGATCGACGTTGCTCAGATCAAGGGCGCGACGTCCACGCGCAAACTCGTGACGGACCAGTACCAAAGCATCTTCCAATCTCTCAAGCAGCAGGCTGGCGGCGTCTTCGACGCGCTCTTGACCAAGTCGCAGTCGGTGTGGTCGGCCATCGGGAACTCCCTCAAGACCGCGCTGCTCACCGCCATCAAGGACGTCGTGACCTCGCGCGTAGCGGCGATGCTGATGAACCTGTTCGTCCCCGGCGCGAACGTCCAGATGCAGCAGGGCGGTATCGGCAAGAGCGCTGGTGGAGGGATCTTCGGCACGCTGGGCGGCATCCTCGGGATCGGTGCGGTTCCGGTGTTCGCGGGCGGTGCGCCTGGAGGTACGCCTCCGTTCGTTCCCGGCAGCAGTGGCGGCGGTGGGCTTGGGTCCATCCTGCCTCCAATCTTCGGATCGGGAGGGAACGTCCTCTTCCCCGGCGCGACGGTGGGCGGGACGCCGCCGTTCGTGCCGTCCTCCTCCGGAGCCGGTGCCGGCATGGGTGCTGCGCCGGCAGCCGGAGGGATCTTCTCGAAGGCTGGCTTGGCAAGCATGTTGCCGGGCCTCAAATCGTTCTTCGGATTTGGCGAGAAGGACTGGGTGAACATGGGCGGCGGGCGCATGGCCACCGGCGGCTGGATTGGCCAGTACGGATCGTTTGGCGACAAGCTCCAGGCTCTCGGCAAATCGGACGCCGCGCTCATGGGTGGCGCCCTGCTGGCGATGGACGGTCTTCGGCGCGGTGGCAAGATCGGCGTCGCGGAGACCACAGCGGGCGGCGCGCTGATCGGGTACAAGTTCGGCGGTCCTCTTGGCGCGGCCATCGGTGGCATCGCCGGAGCAGTCGCAGGCATCGTGCGGTTGTTCGTGAAGGGCGCTGCGGATAAGGCGAAGGAGAAGATCAAGGCGCTCTACGGGGTCGATATCGCGGACAAGGGCGTGTTGAAGCAGATCGTGGATATGACCAAATCCGAGTTCGGTGGCAACATCGACATGGCGATCCGCTCGCCCCAGATCCGCGACCTGATCCAGTTGTACGCCATGACGACCGGACAGAAGACCACAGGCATGCCCGGTACCGTGACACCCCTGTCGCTGGTAGAGACGGGTGGATCGCTGTTCCAATCGCCGCAGTACAACAACGGCACCCCGCTTCCAGCGCTGGGAGGGCTGCCCGGTCTCGACCGGATCGGCGCCGGCACTCCGTCCGGTGGCGGGTTGGTGATTCAGCTTGACGGGCCCGCCACGACCGCGTTGCTACAGGGTCAAGCGGTACAGGCCATCACCAACAACCCCCGCCTGGTGCAGAGCGCATCGATGGCCGCCACGAAATCGAACGCGAACCGGCGCGAGCTCACCAGCCTTCAGTTGAGCCCCGGAACGATTGTCAGTTAGCGAAACGCGAACATGCCTGGCTCCGTCCTCAATGCGGCACCAGTGACCGTGCTCCCGCTTTCGCTGTGCAAGTCGTTCGTCCATGAGCGGGTGTACCCGCTGGTCGAGAACGAGTACAAGAACGGGGAATCGCAGCGGTCGGTGCTGGCGACCAATAGCAGGCGGCGGTGGCGGCAGGCGAAGCGCCTCGCGCCCGCCGCGCTTCTGACGCTTCGGAACTTTTTCGAAGCGCGGAATGGCGCGACCGAACCGTTCTACTTTTACGACCCCTACGACACCAGCCCAAAGTTCTCCTACGATCCAACTGGCGTGGCAACCGTTGGCCGGTACACCGTCCGGTTCAATGGCGACTGGCAGCAGTCCTGCGGACCTGGAAGGTCGGACGTTCAGATCGAACTGCTCGAACTCGCATAACGCAAAGGATCCGTCATGAAACGTGCTCTTCTTCTGTTGCTGTTCGTGGCTACGGTCGCCAAAGCCACACCGACCCAGATCCGGGATACCGGCTACACCGGCTTCGGCGGCACGCTGTTCTCCGGCCGGATCACGGTGAGCGCTCCGGATATGACGACCCAGGATGCGCGCACCATCACTCGGTGGGAACAGTCCTATACGATAATGAACGGCATCATCTCCGTTGATCTCGAACCCAACGACACGGCCACTCCCGCCGGGACGAGCTACGTTGTGATCTACCGCCCGAGGAGCGGGCTGGCGTGGTCGGAGCGGTGGGTCGTGCTTACCAGTGCGACGCCGTTGCGCGTGAACCAGGTGCGCGTCCTGAACGCGCCCGTGCCCACCGTGATGATCCAGCCTTCGCAGATCCTCGGCGGCGGGGCATCAGACGGGCAGTCGCTTCTTTGGAGCCAGTCGAACCGGCGGTGGCAACCTGGCGCGATCACGGCAGGCGTGAGTAGCGTGTTCGGGCGGACAGGCACTGTGAGCGCGCAAACCGGCGACTACAGCTTCGGGCAAGTCTCTGGCACGGTGGCGGACGCTCAGGTCGCATCGGGCGTGGATGCGGCGAAGATCGGCACCGGCTCGGTGAGCAATACGGAGTTCGGCTACCTCGACGGCGTCACCAGCGGGATACAAGGCCAGATCGATGCCAAGCCGGGCGGGAGCGGGACGCAGAACGCACTGCCGTTCTGGCTCACCACCGGGAGTCTAGGCTCGATGGACGCGACCTGGGATGCGTTGAACAAGATCCTCCAGATCAACGGACGAAACGGGGCTTACGTTCGATTCGGAGAGAGCGTCCCCGCCGGCCCGCCCTACATGGTCCTCGATATCAAACCGGAACAGATGGACGCCTACGAGGACTTCCGAGTGCGCTTTCTGAACCCGAATGGCACTTCCTCCGGAAGTTGGATTGGCGGCTCGATGTCCGGCGGCCCATGGACGTTGTTCGGGTTCAGCATCACACCGAGCAGCCTGAATATGAACTCCTACATGTCCGCGCCGGGCTATCGCACGGCGATGGACTTCAACCCGACCGTCATCAGTTCCGCAAGCTACAACTTCGGTGCGCTCTTCAACGGGGGCGGGAACGGCTACCGCAAGTTCAAGCTGACGACGAGCGTCACGGCTCCTGGCTTTGACTTCTCCATTACGCAGCCGGGCTACACGACCACATTGGAAATCTGCCAGGACGCGACGGGCGGTCGGACGATCACGTTTCCATCGAACGTGCTGTTCGGGCCGCTGGACACCAACCCGAACAAATGCACGGTTCAGATGATGATCTCGCGGAGCATGAGCGTGTCGCCTTGGGCGGGTGCCTTCCCACTGGCGCCGGCAGTCACCTTCTGAGCCAAGATGCCTGACTACCTCGGCAACATCGCTGTACCGGAGATCGCCGTCTCCGGCACCTTTCCCATCGTTCCCGACTACCCGCACGGCCGCGCCGTGCGCTCCGACGTGGCGATCCACCAGTTCGGGAGCGGCAACGCCAAGATCGAGCAGCGTTTCCTCCTAGGCGCGGGAGCAAAGCGGTTCACCGTGCGGCGCGCCTTCCTGCGTGACGCTGACCGGCGCGCACTCCGCGACTTCTGGGAGTTGAAGTACGGTCCCTACGGCGCATTTACCTACAACGCGCCCAACGACGACGGCAACGGCACCACCGCATTCATCTGCCGGTTCGCCAACGAACCGCTCTCCTGGGAGATGCTCGCGGATCACGCCTGCAGCCTCGGCGTTACGCTGGTCGAGATCCCTGCTTCGAACCCCACCTACACGCTCTCCTCGACGGAGACCCGGTTTCCGCCGCAGGCACTAAAGGACGCTCTGCTGTCGCAAGTGCAGCAGATGATTCCGCTGATCAAGATCCAGCCTCTCCAGAGCGGCTATCCCGCCATCTATCTCTCCGACCGGCGCTGCACCATCGGTGCGCAGTTGTACTTGCCGCGCCTGGTGGACTTCGATGGCATTTCCCAGGGCATGGGGAACGAGGCCGACGACGCCACATTCACCTTCGGCAACGCCGACCGCGCGATGCGGGACCTGGCGAACGACGTGGACCTGTTCCGCGCGACCATCGAGTTCTCCCTCTATCACGTCGGGCAGCAGATCAAGCTCGACCTGTGGAAGGGCGACATCATCAACTGGCAGTTCGATTCCGGCGCGGAGTTCAAGGTCACCGCCGCCGATGGTCTGTACGAACTGAACCTGCCCTACCCGACGCGGAAGGTGTCGCGCTCCTGCTGGAAGGCATTCAACATTGGTGCGTGCCCGTTCGCCACTGCCGGCGCGATGGACTTGGTCCACTTCCCCGACGCCGATCCAACCAAGTGCGACAAGGGCTACGAGACCCCCAACGGCTGCCTGGCGCACGGCATGAAGCGATACTACGGCGCGGTGATCGCGGAGCCGCAAGGAGTGACCATCAAGGACAACTCCACCGGCGTCTTCGGCTTCGGGCGGTCGAGCATCACCAGCGTGTCCCTGGTCTCGGATTCCATTTACGACCAGGTCATTCCGGAGATCTACACCGACAGCGAGATGCCGGTGAACTGCAAGGTGGCAGCGGGCCGCGACGAGAGCGACTTCTACGAGGCGCTGGGGATCGTGGGCGAAGGACCGCTCATCTCCTACACGGTCGCGCACTACGAAGACCTGAACGGAAATCCGGTCGCCATGGGCAGCACCGGTGCGGTCTTCGTCGGCAGCACGCTCGATGGCCAGGCGCAGCACGGCTGGCCCAACCAGCCCACCTACGGCATCCGCCAGGTTTTGGGCGCGGACCCCGCCGCCGATGGCGACTGGTTCTCACTCGACGAATCGGGGAACAGCACCGGCGGCGACTGGCGCAGGATCTTCTCAGGCAACTCGACGTTCAAGGACAACTACGCGGCCGGAACCGCGTTCCTCGTGATCCGGCGCAGCGACACCAAGGGCTTACAACTCACCAAGCCCGGCGACCACGCGATTGTGGCTTACGTCCAGATGGGCATGAGCGGGTGGGTGTGGACCTCGCCCGGCGTTCGAGTCTTCGGTCCGCCCCTCGTAAATCCGGTTTGGATTGCCATCAACATGTTGCTGCGGGCGCGCGGACTCCGGCTGGGCGCGAACGCCACGACCGCGCAGTTGAATCTCGCGGAGACGTTCTTCGATGTGCAAGCCGCCGTCGACGCGGCGGCTATCTGCGACCAGCAGGTGACCGCGCTCGTCGGCGCCGGCAGCGAGACGCAGTTCAAATTCCGAGGCGCGTTGAATGAGGAGAAACCCCTCCGCGACTGGCTCCAGGAAGTGCTGATGAATTGCCTGGGGTACTACACGTTCGCGTTCGGCAAGCTCAAGATCGGCGTGCGCGTGAACTCCTCGACGGTCGAGGCCTTCAGCATCGGGAACATCGTTTTCAATTCGCTCCAGTTGGCTCCGCTCAAGCCCTCGTTCGACCACCTCACCGCCAACTTCGCGGACCAGGACTACAAGTTCGTGAACAACTCGGTCACCGTCTACGATATCGACCGCGCCACGCTGTTGGGCGGCGCGGCTGGTCCGCTGTTCCTGAAATCGAACGTCAACCTTTCCGGAACCTGCACCAAATCACAGGCAGCGCGCATTGTGAGTATCCGGTTGCGCGAAGAGTTGGGCGGCACCAGCATCGCGGAGTGGAAGGCGGCGCGCCAGTTGGTCTTCCGCACAACGGTCCTGGCGCTCAACACCGAGCCGGGGATGGTCTGCTCGATGTCGCATCCGGACATGCCGGGCGGCTTAGGCGAGTTCCGCGTGTCGTCTTGGAAGCTCAACAAGGATTACTCCATCGACATTCAGGGCCGCACGACCACGGACTCGATGTACGATCTGGCCGCAGGCCCGAAGCCCGCCGACGTGGTGGCCTCGCCAGTTCCGGACGAGAACCTGCAGGACACCGGAGTCCCCGGCTTCGTGAGTGCGACTCCGAAGCTCGCCGATTACGGCACCTTTGCGCTCGACCAGATGGAGGTGCTTCCGGACGCCTCCGGCAACGCGAACATCGTAGGCGCGCACGAGGTGACGCTGGCGCTCTACTATGTGGACGAGCTGGCCACGGATCTGTGGGCCAGTCTTGATGCGGCGGTCGATCGGGACACCGACCCGCTGAGCGCCTCCTGCACGGTGAACCCCGCCACCAGCCGGGTGTTCCGTGTGGGCGACTTCGTGGTGTTCAACGACGAGGCGGCCGATCCGGACACCCCTGGCCGCCGGTCCTACGAGTGCGCCCAGATCGTCGGGCCGGGCAACGTGGGAGACATCATTGGATCCGGGACTTTCATCTTCCAGCGGAACTGGCCCGGGGATCAGCACAGTTATCCGCCATACCAGCCGGCGCCCTCGGACCAGGCCACCTTCGGCACGCTGAAGTGCGCGCACCAGTCTGGCATCCGCTTCTATAAGCTCGCTCAGAAGACGTTCACCTTCAGTGTGAAGAAAGGCTTCTTCCGCACACCCGGCCTGCCCGCGCGTGTGGAGGCCAAGCTCCCCAGTGCCTGCATCGTAGCGGCAGTGGTGGGCGTGGCGAACCATTTCGGCTACGGGCCGTACCCGGTGTTTCCGCTCTCGCACCACAACGAGCCTTTCATGCCCGGCGACCGCACCTGCTCCGGCGGGGCTTACACGTTCCAGATCCCCGGTCCCCTTACGGTCGCCGAAAACGTGGCGATCCCCATGAAGGTCCAGGACGCCGCTTCGATCCGCTGCGTCTATGCGTACCTTCAGCAGGGGACCACCGACGGCCAGTCGGCCTACCTGGTCAAGATCAGCCGCGACGGCGGCGCGACCTGGGAGCCGCTCGAGTACATGGGCATCGCGCAGTCGGTGCCGATAGCGTACAAGAACACCTACGACTTCCTGGTGAACAACGAAGGCTACGGGCTTCCCGCCACGCGCCGCCTGCCGTATGGCGACTACGGCCTCGTGCTGGCGCAGGCGGTGACCGGCAGCCCAACGCCGCAGACAATCCAGACCGCATCCTACGGCGCGAGCCACCTGGGCCTGGAGCCCGGCAAGTTCATCCACATCAACCCGGGCGGCGCTCACGAGGAGTACGTGCAGGTAATCAGTGTGGACCCCGACAACCAGACCTTCGACGCCATCGTGACGCAGGACCACGCCGCTGGTGAGCGCATCCGCCCGACAATCTGGCCGACGCCAGTTCTCTACGAGGGCAACGACCTGGCGTTCGACATACTGGGGGTCGGCTCGCCAGATCCGGGCGAAGACCTGACGGTTGTGGTCCAAACGTGAAGGGCGCAAGTACCGAACCCGGCCTTCAGGGAACCAAGCGATCCTAAACCCTACGGCGTCAGGCGCTACCAATCATCATGTGAATGCCAACTGGTCGTCATCGAAACCGGATGTCGCTGCGGCGACAAGCTGTCGGAATGGTGCAATCAGGCCGTTCGGCTCGCCCGACAATGGGTCTGAATCCTCGGGCCCCAAGCACGATTAAAAGGGATAAGCTTAAATAAGCAAACACCTTGTTTTCAGTGGTTTATGGAAAGATGGCGGGTTGGTCCGCCCCGATGCGAAAACAAGGGCTTACGCCCAGAACGGTAGGTAGCGGGCGAACTTCCGAGACCCCCCCACTGCCTCGTCTGCCCTGACCAGCCCGGACTCGATCGTTGCCGCTATCACTTGTGAAACAACGGCGCTCTTTCCCTCGGGCAGCCGAAACCGGACTCGAAGCGTCTGGTTTGTCATACGCTCTGACACTACCCATTTGAGGGCGCAGTGCTGGTAGCACGCCCGGACACGGTCGTCCCGGTCCATGTCGTCAAACCTCCGCGGCCCATAAATAACAACAAGCGTCCTCGAACTGGCGACCCGGAAGTCGGGAGCGGGCAGCTGATAGACTTCAGCTATGTGGACGACCCGATCGATCCCACTGCTCTTCTCTTCGCAGACTCCCATCCTCCGCATCAAGCCAGTCAGGCGCTCGTTTCGAGATTGGTATCCGTCGATGAATCTCTCGACGGGCACTATCGGCTCGCCCGGGTTCGAGATTTCGATCCGGTTCGAATAGACCTCGATCATCACAGATGCTCCGGTGATCGTCAGATCCTGATGGATCAGGGCGTTTGCCACAAGCTCACGAATCGCAGGCTCCGGCACCAGCTTGACCTCAGCACGAAGGGCGTTTTTGATGACTTCGTTCTGCGGAAGCTGTGCCATAACGAATCGAACCAAGCCCTGGAAACCGACAGCATAGCCTTTAACGCCAACTTGGTCGAGCCGTGTGTCCAGTTTAGTCGTTCCGGTGTAGACAACCACTCGAGGAGCCTTCCGCTGCAACTCCGGGAAATCCTCCAGCCGTTTCGCAAGCAGCAGAGCACCAAGCCGGCGGATTGAATAGGCGCCGTCGACTCTGTCGACGAGCCGCTCTCGTTCGAGCCGTTCAATCACCCCCGCACGGTCCGTCGGGTAGGGCAGGTTCAGAAGCTCGAAGAAGGCCTGCGTGTCCAATAGGTCAACGAGATCCTGTGGGGCCAAACCCAACTTCGTATATTCTTCCGCCCAATCTGGCTTGCCCTCTGCGAACACACGCCGAAGTTGATCCTCGCTCATCGGGACCAACGCTTCGCCTGAACGCATGAGGTATGCCCCGTCGAGGTGATAAGCAGTACCGCGTGGCCGTGAAGGTATGTCGAAAACTACAACCCTCCCATCTGGGTGGTTAACCTCTTCTACGTCGACTCGGAACCCAAGCGTCTCAAACAGTTTTTGAGCTTGGCCAACCGCATTTGCGCAAGCCTTCGTGCCAACGACCTGACGCGGTGCTTTGTCGGAAATCCCCAAGACAAAAAAACCACCGCCCTCATTGGCTATCGCCACGCAGTACTGGCAGAGCTTTCGATAGTCGCACTGAACCTTGGCTTCCTTGAACTCAAGGCGCTGGTGTTCCGAAGGATTTTGTCGCCAGACATCGACCTGATCCGGGGTTATCGGCACGTCCTTCATTCTAAGCGTTCGGGCGTACCCTTTCAGTCAACGGAGAACCGCAACGGCAGTCGATCGACAGGGGGCGCAGACCGGTGCGCCTGGTCCATCTCGGGAGAGGGACTGCTCGCCCGCAGGCAGCCTGTCCCCGCCGTCCTTCGGAAGGGCCCTGTAGAAAGCTACGTTCAGACTGTCACACAGGGTTACCCAGGCGTAGTTGCCAAGGATAGATCTGGACGGCAGAAGGCCGTATCACGCGCCTAACCCAACGGCTTGTCTGGTCCCTCTGTTTCGTTGATCTCCCAAGGCTACATCTTGCCCTCAGAACCGCTTCACATCTTCGACCCGCGCCGGAACATGCACGTCCAGGGCTTCTCCGGGCGCGCCGCGACGACCACATTCCACGATGCGTCCGCAACCGGTGTCTCCATCTCCGGCATCTTCCAAGCCGCAGAAGATTTCGCCGTCCTGGGTCTGTACAACGCATACGACTACTTCAACCACCTGCGGCTGAAGCACCTGCCGAAGACCGATCTCTCCGGCCTGAAGCTGGAGTTCGACATCGAGTACGACCAGACGCTTGACGGTACGATCCGTTTCGACGCCGCGAAGTACCCCTCCGTCTCCTGGGACGCGATCACCTTCGTCTGCGGTGCGGGCGACATCTACGAGGTCCGTCTGCTCGGCCACGCCACCGTCGTCGCGGGCGGTGAGGCGCCCGCGAGCTGCCGCCTGGATGCCAACGGTACCTGGCCCACCGACGGTCTTGACTGGCTGCACCTTTACTTCCGCGACACGCGCTACACGGTAGCCAGTGACCAGGTCGAAGGAACCGCCTACGACGTGATGGTCAGGTTCGCCGAGATCATCAACACATCGGGCGAGGAGGTCGAAGGGCGATATGGGCCGGATCAATCGAGCGTGATCACGGCCACCGCCATACGCACCGGCCCGGAGGGCGCGTCCTCGGGAGCCTTAGTGCTGACGTTCGCAACCCCGCCGCTTCCCGCCGCCCGCTACGGCAAACTGGGCAACCTCGACCGCGTGCTTGTCACCTCGGGCCATCAAGGTGTGGGTGGCCAGAGCATGGACTGGACCGGGTTCCGCAACCCGCGCTTCACCGGCGGCGACGACGACACCAAGTACCGGATCGCACTGGACTTCACGCAGCCGCTCCTCGACAAACTGGGCCGCACAGTACCGATGAACGACTGCCGGAAGATCTACATGGTCTTCGCGCCGCGCTTCGAGCGGGTCGAGGAGGAATTGGAGGACGGCTGCTTCCTCACCACCGATGCGACGGCTGGCGACACCATGCTCCATGTTGACGACGCCTCGAAGCTCACAGGCGGCAGGTACTTCATCGGAGACTCCTCCAGCGAGGAACGCCTGCTGCTGGTCTGCCTCGACTCGACCACCGAGATCACCGTCCAGCGCGGCTACCAGAACTCGACCCCCGCGGCGTGGGCCGCCGGGACGCGCCTCAAAAAGGTCTCACCCGTCACCGGCGTCGCGGCCGACATTGAGTGGTGCGCCACCATCTCGAACATCGAGGTCACGGGCGACCGGACGCTGAAGGTCGGCGGCGGCGCGCCGCGCATCGAGGAGTCGGACGGGCGATGCAAGTACACGGGCTTCTGGGAGGACTACATCTACGGTGCAGGCTGGCCCTCGCAGTGGTGGTCCGCCGGGCACGCCAAACGCACCACCACCGGCAAGATCCGTGTGCGGTACAGTTACCCCGGCCTGCACGACCTCTACCTTGGAACCTTCCTCAGCAACGACTGCGGCATGGTCAGCGTTTCGGTCGATGGCGACACGCCGACCATTCACGACCTGCATCTCGACGAGTACGGCGGCACAACTGCCAGCCTCAAGCTGCGCGGGGATCTCTCCGGCGGGACCCACACAGTGGAGATCACGGCCACATCCGACGGCTACTTCTACTTCGATTACCTCTGGCCGCTCGTGCCGCAGGATGTGCCGGACTCGCCTCGGGTCTACGACAACGTCTCGCTCGCCATCGACTTCGACACCGACCACGGCTACAAGAAGCCCCCGGCCTGGCACGTCTGGCAGCTTGAGAAGCTCGGCTTCCGCGGCCATGCCGATGTCTACATGGGCGTCTTCTGGAACAACAAACGGCGGCGTGTAGGCGCCACGTACCCGTACGCCGCCATCGACTTCTCTGGCAATCCCGTCTGTGGCGACATCGTCTGGATCTCGATCTCCGGCACGCGGATCAACCACGCCATCGGCTTCGGCGAGACGCTTCAGGACATCGTCAGCCACCTCCGGGCGGCCATCAACGGCATGTTCGCCGGCGTGTGGGCCGACGACAACTTTGGCACCTCGACCACGCTGCACATCCAATCGAAGGCTCCCGCCTGGACGTTCCCCGCTGTCGCTGTCGGCCCGCCGAACTCGGTGACGCTCACACTGACTGACAACCTCGGCACAGCGGGCAGCGAGGGCGATTGGGAGATGATCGACGCGGTCTCTCCGGTGATGACCGAGGGCGCTCGGCGATGGATTCGCGACCTCGCCAGTCAGTTTCAGGCGGCCGGAATCCAGGCGTCTTTCGCTTTCTCGATGGAATGCTACCGCCCGCCCGTCGAGATGGCTGCGCGGTACTGGGACGGCGCGCCGGTGGACCTGCCCGTGCCTTCGACCCAGATGCACTTCGGCGCGCGCGTGCGCAGTTACCTCAAGCAGATGTGCAAGGAATGCGCCGACGAGATTGCCGCCGCTGGCCTGCCGGTGGTGCTTCAGTTCGGCGAAACGCAGTGGTGGTATTTCCCGAACGCCTCCGGCATGCCCTACTACGACTCGGAAACGCACGCTGCGTTCATGGCGGCGTATGGCCGGCCAATGCATCGGTTCTTGGCGAACACCGACGATCCCGCCGATGACCTCCCGGCGGCCGATTTCCTCAAGGACCGAATCTGGGCCTACTGCCGCGAGGTGATCGACTACGTTCGCCAGTATCACCCGACCGCCGTCTTCGAGTGCTTGTGGCCGCTCGATGCGAACCAAGGTAAGCCGAAACCGAACGCCGGGTACCGCGCGCTCAACATGCACGTCAACCTGCCCAACGAGTGGAAGACCTCGTCCTACGGCGTGAAGTACTTCCGCTCTGAAGGGTTTGACTACGATGTCTGGCAGAAGAACGCCGTCCGGATGCGCCAGACGATGGAGTTTCCGCTCACGCTAGGCCGCCCTCCGGAGGAGTGCCTGTACC